CGCCCGCCGTCGGGCAGAAGTAAAGTGGTGGGAGGCTGTCTCTTTCGCGCACAATGTTATCGATTGGGGCAGATCCCTGAAAATTCTGATACCATCTGATAAAGAGGACTCAATCCCTACTGAGCCTCAAATTCCGGAATCTATGAGGTGATTCATAAAATGTTTACTCCTGAGGTCCGCAAGGCGCTTTATGCTCTGCTCACCGCCGTTCTTGGTGTTTTTGCGGCCTTCAATGTTATTTCTGCGGATCAGGCGTCTCAGTATGCTGACGCTGCTACTCAGATTGTTGGTGCTCTGACTCTGGCGCTGGCCACGTATCACACTCGCCCTTCTGTGACACCCGGCCGTCACGCCGCCAGTGAGGACGCTGCCGCTGAGGACAAGGCCGCCTGACCTCCGCCTTTCATAGAATATTACTGCCCCCCTACCGGACAACCGGTGGGGGGCAGTAATATTTCACGTGAAACACGATGGCGTGTGTTTCACGTGAAACATTCACCGTCGCTCCGTATCGCTCCCAACGATGCGGGCGATCACGCCCTCGTCATGGCGTTTAGTGACTGCCCACAAAAAAAGATGACGCCCCGCATCACGTGCGTCGTCCGCATCGGGCTGGCTCACGTCGGTTCCGGTGGGCCAAAAACCAAGAATCTTCAGAACATGGTCGGGCATGGTGGTTTTTGCCATTGCGGGAGTCTGCCATACGATATCCCCGACCTCCCATTCCAGCACGGAGTTGATTTTTACTGGGGTGAGGTCTGCAAGAAAATTGTTGCCCGGCCTGAGATCGAACTGTTCGCACACGATAACATCGGGAGCATACTCGTTGTATGTGGTGAGAATGTCGTAGGCGTTACTCATCCAATGCTCATGCTTGAGCTGCTGGACATGAATGATCGAGAATTCGCGGTCGTCGTAGAATTCTCCGAGGACGATTCCTGTTGATTTGCCGGGATCAACGGCCATCACACGCTCCACCATTCCATTCTCCTCTCTTCTATTTCCGCAAGTTCCGCCGCGACTTGTTCACGTTAGCGATACTTTTCGTAGTGTCCGTGCGCACGCCGTCTACTTCAAGCCACAATTCGCCTGGCATCACCGGCGCCCCGCGACCTTTCTTTAGGGCCCATGGCGTACCCGGGTCGCTCGGGAACGGCAAGTGCTTGTAGCACCATATTGCGCAATCCTGCGTGGAATCAAAACGAAAGTCCTCTTTCGACACGTACCGTCTCATGTCGTAAATGCGTCGCATGAGTTTCGGTATAAGCCACTCGGGTACTTCTCTGTACATACGGATTGACGGACTAGTACACGGACAGACCACCGTCCTACCGCCACTGAAATGCGAGACACGGAGCCATTTGTCTTCCCCGCAATTCACGCAACGCATGTGGAAATGCTTATGACCATCCCGCATAATCTTCCATTCAGGGGATACTACTTCCCATTGTTGGAAGCGTCGCCCCATCATTTCCGGCTGCACGCCAGTCGTCGTCTTATAGGTTTTCTTGCCGGGGTGAAGAATAAGACGATCCCGAGTCTCCTGTCTGTTCTCGCCGCGCACTATTGAAATCTCGCCGGGGCGAAATACCCCGTTCTCTGTGGCGAATTCCCAATCGAACACGACTGATGGGTTGAATTCGTTGTAGCACCATTCGATAGCCGACGTCATGCCGTCGAACTCGAAATTATCTACACCGTTCCGCTCCCGCCATTTCCAAATCTTAAGACGAATGTCGTTGTAGGAGCGATACGGCATGAGCGTGCCATTCACCTTGCAGTACTGATGCGAGTACGGCGCGTCCGGTAGACGATTTAGCACTATGTCAAGATTGCACGGGGCGATCGGCCTAGTAATGTCGGGGCGTGTGAATCGCCACTTATTATCCTCGGGGACTTCCAGATACGTGAAACACCATTCGATAGCGGCGTCAATCGAGGGGAAAAGGAAATTCTCGCTACTAGTACGGTAGCTGAGCTGGGTGAGCCTGTTAGCGACTACTCTGTACTGTTCGTATGATGGTTGCGTCATTTGTGCTTTCATCTCTCTTCCTTATTTGGTTGAATAGCGGGGACAACGTGATTGTTGCCCCCGCTATTCAAATCATGCGACCGTGTATGTCAGAAAACTACCGACCACGCGGTCCCAGTATCCTTTTTGGCTTCGAAATCAATGGAAGAAATCTCTGCTCTAGGAGGCCAGAAAGCGGGCTTCGGGGCACCATCCTCGCCGAGAATCGTGACTCCGTTCTCGTCCTGCTCGTATGCGGGGCGACCGTAATCGTCAAGGCGAGGCCTGGGCTTGCTCATTCGGGTGACCAATGTTGCGTGGGCGCCCTCCAGATTCTCGCACACTTTCTTCACGGTCGTATCGATCTTCTGGGGGGACAGAAGATCGGCTCTCTCCTTGGCGTCAGCCGGCCAGAGACCAGCGGCACTGAAATACTTCGGAATATTGAAATGGATGAAAGTCTTTCCATTCTTGTTAATGGTGAAAACTGTGCGGTCGGTGAGGGCCTTTCCAGCGTCCTCGTCGTCGCCATCGATCATCCAATCGGTGACAAGCATCGGCCTGCCGCTCTTGGACGTGGTCATTTCCGCCTTGGTGATGAAAGCGGAGTGCTTTCCGGGCTTGGGCGGCTCAAAGTTACCGCCGCCGGTAGCGACTTCCAGGGATGAGAGGTCGGTGCCGAAATTGAAGCCAGTTGCCATAATTATTGTGCTCCTGTGAATCGTGGTGGATGGGAAGAATAGCGGTGGTCAGTTCTCGCCCTTGGTGGGGTTGTCGCGGAGTGCTTCCCTGACTGCGTCGGCGGCGATAGCGAGAGTCTCGGCGGAGACGCCACGGTCGGCGGTAACAGTGATCTTAGCCATAATATTTTCTCTCTTCCTATGTGTTTTGGTTAGTGGCTAGTGATGTAATTGTGAATCTTGGTCATGTTCGGGTTCCCCATTGCTGGCGGGAACCCGCGTGATTGTTGTTTTGTCACAACGTTCGGTTTGCGAGTGTACAGTACTGGAACGGTGATTTCTTCTCCGTCCCCATTGTCCACGTTCGCCCATTCCATGTAGCCCACGAAATTGAACAGGGCGGGGATGCGCTGCCCGGACTTCTGCCCTTCAAAGGACGGGGCGATGAAAACCTCCCCAGTGACCTCACTGCTCTCGCGTGCGGAATGCGTGATAGCAATGAATGAAATGTCGGGGGCGTTCAAGAATACGCTGATCGCCTTCAACAGGGAATCGTACACCGCCCGCCATTTCGTCCACGTATCATTCGACACGGCCTCATAGTGGGACAAGATGAGTTCCTGGCACTTGTCCAGTGTGTCGAACACCACTGTCTTGTAGGGGAATTCTGCAAGATTGCGTGCAATATTGTCGCAAAGATTGGCGCAATCAACCCACTTGTCGCAATGCACGACAGTAATGTTTGCAGGGTTCCCCCAATCCCGTACTGGGAGTGTACCGGATTCGAAATCAACGTACAGGACGGGCGACATGTCGTCCACCTGTGATGCTGTGGCTGCGAGCGATGTTTTGCCGACGCCGCTCACACCATGAATAAGCATGTTGAAATGATTATTCTGCTCCGGGTTCACGACCGTCATTCCGAGACGGGCGAGAGTGTCTTCGAAAGTCATAGTGTGTTTCACCTCCTAACCGTTGATAGTGTAGTTTTGGAATGCTTCTGTGTGGCGCTCGTGCGAGCAGTACCAACATAGAGGAGACGATTGGAGACTGTCAACACCGCCGTCATGTGACCTTGCTCTCTTCCAAATGTTTTGGAGTCTCTCTATGGCCGCGAGCGCAACGTCCTGCCGCCACGGGAAAGAAAACTCACAAATACTGTCCGGCACGACCTCTACACTGCAGTCCCTTGGGAGAGCAACAATAGAACAGTGAGCTACCTCGTGTCCGAGCTGTGTGAGACCGTACCCGTAGAGCATGATTTGAATGTAGTATTTACGGAATTGACTTCCTGCCGCCGTGTCGGCGAATCGCGGCAAACCATTGTCCCATTTGATACCCCTTCGGAATGCGGAAATCTTTTTCCGTGAGAGCAGTTTCCAGTCTAGGACTGTCGCCGCCGCAATATCGAAACGATCCACGCTCCCAGAAATACGCCCATAGTCTTCAAGATCGCATACCTCTACTCTCTGCTCCACTAGAACATTCGGCTCGTTTTTTGTGCGCGATTCCGCGAAAGCATGAAACGCGGTGCCGAGAAACGGCGCCAGCGGTGCGCCCGTATTTTCCGTATCGTGCGGGATTCCGAGAAGCTTATCGGCAATGCACCGTTCGCAATCGTCCCCGATCTCGCTCACGCCAATAGTGGTCTGTTTGTCACGCTCGGTTGGGGCGAAAACCTTACTGACCGCTAGTGCGGCGGCCGGGCTCAAATTCAAATTTCTCCCCTTCCTGAATTGCGGCAATGGCGGCGAGCCTCACGTCGCGCTGGACTTCAATGTCCCCGCTTGCAATATCTTCAATGAAGAATAGTCTTGCATCGCCGGCCGGCATGATTTCATAGACCATGCTATCGACTTCCTCTGCCCGCATTGCAGCTTGCTCAAGATTCGAATAGACCCGGTAATCGCCTTTCTGCTGCGATTCCCATACTAGGTAGACGCCCATTACTGTTTTTACTCTCTTCCCTAAATGTTGATTAATGATTGTGTGTTACTCGACAATGGTTGCTGTGAGGCCGGCTCGCTCCTCGATTGCTGTGGAAATGACGGCCGCATAGCATTGGATCCGCCAGATGTTCTCCGATCGAATGCTGGGCACGTGCAGCTGCATTGTTTTGACGCCGAATTGCGTGGGCCATTTCAGGACAATGGTGCGGCCGGCGATCTCGTCAATCGTGGTACCTTGTGTGATGCGCATAATGTTTTTCACTCCTCCGTCGCAATGAGCTCGTAAATGTCAAGGCTGTTATTGGTGGCCATGCCGCGCACAATGTGAATGTTATCCGCCGTGACATGGATGACACTGACATCTGAGTGCCCGTCGTTCACTGGGGCGACGATCAGGAAATTCCTGCCGACCAGTTCACTGTCGTCGGATACGAGAATGTTTCTGATGGTGCCTGTCATGCGGCGTCGCACTAGACGAATGGTTGAGCTGATGCGTGCTTCTGTCTTCATGGCATCTACTTTAGGCGTGTGGTGATGGTGCACGCAACCCATGTGGGCGTGGCGCCTATCACATTTCATATGAGGCCGCTCTCACGCAGACGCTCATACCCCGCCGCCAATCTTGGCTCCACAGCCGTCACATCAACAGTATTCTCACACTGCAAAAGAAAACGATTCACTCTCTTTGTTTGCCCCTTACGATTCAAACGAGCAGACGCCTGTAAATTCAAAATTACACTATTATCCTCACTCAACCAAACCTCGCTGTTGCAAACATTTTGCAGACCGTCAATCCCTTCGGCAGCGGCCGCAATAACAGCACAGAGGACCCTTGGCCCATCGGGCTCCAAAAACTGCCGCCACTCATCGTGGTAATCACTAGACAACTCAACGCTTCGATAGCCAGCATCGGCCAGTCGCTTCCGCAGCGGCGCCATGAATTTACGCGAATGACACCACAGAATAACCTTCTCGTCCGACGGAAGATCAGACAGAATATCGAGGGTGGCGTCAATCTTCGACGATCCCCGCTCCTCAAACTCCACACTATCGCCCACGATTCTCAACGGCCCGAGAGTGATCTGCCTGAGCCTCCCATCTAGAACGGCGGCGGACGAGGCCACGCTGGCCCCACCATCCATAATTGCTAGACGATGTTCAACAAATTCGCGATACATTCTCCCTTGTTCACGCCGCATCCCACAGGTGACACGTTGAACATTTACGGGAGGTAGATCACCGAAAACCTCACTCCCCCGCATCGCAGACCAAATATCACCCATGAAATCGCGAAGAGCGCCCGGATCCTTCTCGCCACCATAAATCCTGGCATACGGGGACGCCGCAAAAGGATTGAACTCGGAAACAAAAAACTCGTCCGCAAACCGGCAGAAACTACGGTCGACATTATTCGGGTTCAAGAATTTGAGTACACCGTAAATGTTGACAGGTTTATTGCCGGCTGGCGTGCCAGACAGGCCAAGACGATACCTTGACTTCAATGCTTTTACTGCCCGGAAAGACTGGGTGCGATGATTCGCGATACGATGAACCTCGTCCACGACCACCATATCGAACGATTTCCTCGAGAAAGAAACATTCGGCCACTTCTTCGCTTCTACCGCCTTTCCCAGGGAAACCAATAGCTCGAAATTAATGACCCACCAACCATCCTCACCGGCCAGCATATCCTCAATGTTGGCGCGCCCCGCCTTAGTGGTGCGAGACAGTACTTTCGCTTCCTGGCCAGTGATGGTTTTGATACTGGTCTGCCATGATGGAATGACGCGCTTCGGACACACAATGATGACCCGCCTATCGACGCCGAGTTTCTGCGTGACCCAGATGGCGCCGTATGTTTTACCACAGCCGGGTTCCCAAGCAAGCAACGCCCCGCCACCGCCTCGAATCGCGGCGGCGGCGCGGTTGATTTCTCTTTCCTGCGCCCCAGTGGGCCGTATGTCAATCATTGAAGTTCGTCCAAACAATCACTAGTAGACAAATGATGAGCATGAATGCTAGTAGTGTCACTTGTTTTTCCTCTTTTCCGTGTAAGAACCCCGCCCCACCGAGCGATGGGACGGGGTTCGTTCTGTTGGGTCAGTGGGCGATGGCGTGACGCTGCACGGCGGCCCAGTAGGCGTCCTCGTCAACGTCCACCACATAGTAGGGGGTTCCCGTGGCGGAGAAGTACTGTCCAATCACGTCGTCGGCGATCGCGGCAACGTCATAGTCATCCATCTGGTCAAGCGTGGGAATAATGTCGAACATGATGACGTCGTTCCGAGTGCTGCGACGAGCGATGATGTCCATGATTTCCTCTTCTCTCTGTGTCAGTGCCACCGTTCCTCGGTGACATCTCTAGTATAGGCAGGCCGTGCACGCCCCCGTCAACCCACGGGGACGTGACGCCGCTCACATCTCCAGTTGGAGTAGAGACAACGCCCGCCCCACGGCCGCACCCACGTCACCGCCACACTCCAGCACCCTCATGCAATCAAAAGTCGTGTGCGCCCTCCCGTCCGCGAGTGGATCATCCGCATGATGCGAGAAGATCAGACCGCTGTCCAGCATCGTCACACCTGGGGCCGTGTCACCACCACGCGTATACCGCCACCGTCGCCCCACAGGCTCGTAAGGCCAACCGAACAAACCGACAAGATCATTAAACCCATATTTTGAATTGAATTCTCCAATCACCCCACCACAGCCGCCATCGGGCACAGAAGACAAAGAAACATCACCATCATCTTTCTCCTCATACCCGACATTCTCCAACCATTTATCAACATTCAAACGGGCACCGTCAATGAGCCAATTACGCACCCTCAAACCAAGACGATGCGACGGCAGAAAAAACGCCCGGGACGCCTCAGCACACGACCCATCCCACTGGGCCACGGGCCCCAATACGCTGAAACACGTCCGGCCGATCGCCTCACTCTCTCCGGCGGTCATGCTGCGAGTGCACGGCAGGACGACACGGAAACGCGGGGACGGGAAAGACGACGATGCCGTCTCCCACACAATGCCGGCAAGATTCGCTGCCCGCATACGATCCCCGACAAAATCTTTCCGCGACCCGTGGTCCGCGTCCAAAACAATCGCGGACCGGGACACGAAATTCCTCTTCTGCCGCCTGCCCCCCGAAAGAATGCCAGCAAAAAAAGCGGGGGCGTCATTCTTCTCGCACCTCGAGGGCGCCTCACACAAGGCAGCAAAATCGTTAAGGTTTACGTTAGTGGCACGCCACCCTGTGATGGAACGGACACTGCCCGCTACCATCACAGGGAAACGCGCCCCGAAAACATCACACACTGTCTGACGGTTCCGCTATCTGATCCCGCAGAATCGCCTCTACGAGGTCATTATCCACAATGGTACCTTCGGTCCGGAATTTCACGCCCCGGCGAAGAATATACTGCCGATACTCCTCCACGCTTCGCGGAGACAAATTCTTCGCCTCCAAAACCTGGTACAAGCGCGTCTCGGTCGGCGGATTGCTACTGAAATCATCCACCATGCGCGTCAAATCCGGGACAAAAACATAATCGATCATTTTCAACGCGTCAGGAAGCCAAAACTCGGAGGCCAGGCTGAAAGCTTTCCTCACGGCGGACGACGACACGGTCATCTGCTGCTCGAAAAGAGACAGAATAGCGGCAACACGCATAATATGATTCCCCATACGGTCAATAACCGCCTGCACGGCCCGCCGGAAAGGCGACTCGCGGACCGCCTCCCGGCCCCAGG